ACTACCCATTCGTCGGTTATTTGTATTGAATGTATTTTGTCGTCACATCCGATTTTCTCGTGTCTTGAGAATGCTTTTAATACTATTCCCAGGGCATTAAGTTGATCTCCATCTAGATCGAATTTTCCCTCGTGTTGTCCGTGAATATAAAATACTGAGTTCATAATTTTTGGTTTTTAATTGTTTATGATTTGATTTATTAAATTAATTCTACTAATGTTTTGATAGTCCAAACTATAGACGAAACGGCCATTGTTAAATAAACATAACCTAAAACATTTACTACTTTGTTGATGATGATTTGCTTTTTCATAATATTGATTTTTAAATTGTTGTGTGTGGTTTGTTGATTATTGTTAATTAGTTTAAATTGATTTATTAAAAGATAAGGTTTAATAAGGCCTGGTATTTCTCATATGGAATAAACATAGTAGAGATAACAAAGGCAATGTAAGAACCGATAAGGCCGAATAAAATACCGAAGAATACTTTTTCCCCGGTTGTCTTAGTGTTGGTTTTGGTGTTGTTAGTTTTCATAATGTTTGTTTTTAGTGTTAGTTTTTAATTTGTTATTTGTTTAGTTTGTTTATTAAAGGATCTTCTTTGTTTCCTTTACTGACGTAAATATACAAGCTTTATGTTATATTCTAAAACAAATAAACACTTATTTTACTTCCTGACATTTCTATGACAATTTAATTATTGGTTAAATGTTTAAGTCTAAGGCAAATAATCAATGATCTTCTATTTACTTTTATTTATTTAAATGATTCACGACTTTACCCGGGAGGCACGGGGGTGATGGGGTGGGGTAGGGTATGGCCATACTATTAATAACCACAAAGGCAAAGTAAGATAATATATCCAAAGGCAAATAAAATAAATAAAAACGTGGTAAAAAAAACCTTAGCATAAGTTTTTCGGTGCAAGCCTGTGGGCATAAGAATAGAACCCACCATAGTTTTGGACTACCTAACATAAATGTTATAGGGGATAACAAATAATAGTGAATCGATTAGATGCCTAATTGTAGGTATATAAAAATATTTGTATAAAAAATTAGAATCTGGAAATGAAGATAGCCGCAAGTCATCGACTTGCTATTTTTGCTGACGCAAAAACGGAGAGAGTTTTTTAAGATAGATTAAAAACAAAACAAAGAAGAAGAGTAAGAAGAAAGAAAAGAAAAAAGTAATAAAAGAAACAAGTCCCCCTAGAAGAAAGAAAAAAGAAAAATCAATCTCTGCTTTAAAACAAAAGCTATTTACACGAACCAATACCCTTGTGAGATAAAGTGTAGCTCTTCCTTCGCTTAGGCCGTGCGAACATGAAAACAAATATATGTAAAATTTATCTAATATGCAAGTGTTGTTGATAATTTCACTAAAAGATATATTTATAAGCAAGTCTACTTTACGATTTATCAACATATTTGCTTTTGACGAAAATAATGTGTATATTGCGTTCAATAATTAAAAGAGATCGCAATTACTATTACTAAATATGCTGGAAGACATTAAAAGTCTAACACGAAACGATAGAACAAGATTAGTACCAATGAAACCTGAGCTTATGAGCTTAGAAGACATAAATGCTAAGATTGATCAAATAGAAGATGTAACTGAAGACGTAACCATAATGACTATGGGGAGTGCGTTAGAGGTTGTGGGGATGACAAGGACAAGATGGGATTCTTTACAATCTGTGTGTAAGCGTAGAGAGTTAGATGCCGAACTTGACAGGATTGAATATATTAAACAACGATTTGAAAATAGAATATTTGAATCTGCGTTAAAAAACCAAGCTAATTCGACTATGGCAATATTTGCCCTAAAGAACCACTACGGTTGGTCGGATAAGCAAAATGTAGAAATACAGGCCACACAAACCACAAAAGTAGACGTAAGCGACATGGATGAAGAGTTAAAGCGTCAATTAGCCGAAAGGTACTTAACTGGGAGTGTACTGAATGAAGATAGATAATAATTTATTGGAGTCGGCAGCTATTGATTTAGCTCGTAATGACTTTGCGTTCTTTGTAAGATTTATTAAAAAGGATTTTGACGCTACTTGGTTTCACAACCATATAATGGAGTCGCTAATGTCGCTGTATAGAGATGACGATGATAAAAAATTGATGATTTCTATGCCTCCGCAACATGGAAAGTCCACTCTGGCAACCCAACTATATCCTGCCTACCTGCTCGGAGTGAACCCTGACCTAAAGATTGTTATCGCATCCTATACGGCTGACTTAGCATCACGCTTCAACAGAGAAGTTCAAAAGATTATAGATTCACCTGAGTATCGTAAGATATTCCCTGAAACTAAACTCGCTAAACCAAGAAGTGGTGAGGCTATTCGTAATAACGATATGTTTGAGGTTATAGGAAAGCGTGGCTATCTAAAATCAGTTGGTACTGGGGGTTCGCTCACAGGATTTAGCGTGGATGTGTTGATATGTGATGACTTGATTAAAGATTATAGTGAGGCCAAGTCTTTGAACGTAAGAGAAACCGTTTGGGATTGGTTTACGTCAGTAGCAGAGAGTCGTCTTCAGAACAATGGGAAGCAATTATTAATTGCAACTCGTTGGGATAACGATGATCCACTTGGTCGAGCTGAGAAGCGAGATGATGATTGGAATATTATTACTCTACCTGCTTTGCGTGAAAGTGAAGATGATGGTAGAAAATATGATAATAGAATTGTCGGAGAGGCATTGTGGGAATCAAGACAATCAGCCGAGAGGTTATTGAAGATTAAGGAGTCAAGTCCAATTATATTTAACTCACTATACCAACAAGATCCAAGACCGGCTACAGAAAGTTTGGTTTATCCAGACTGGCAAGAGTGTGATGAGTTCCCAAATACAGATGACGTTTTTTACGGACTCGATTTTGGATTCACTAATGACCCTACAGCTTGTGTAAGGATGGTAAAGGTTGGTGAGAGCATATACTTAGATGAGTTGTTTTACGCAACTAAAATGACAAATAAGGATATTGCTAATAGTTTAAAGAAGTTAGGGGTTGACCCTTATAGCGAAATATTTGCCGATTCGGCAGAACCAAAGTCTATTGCGGACTTAAAAATGAATTTCAACGTCAAGCCACAGAAAAAAGGTAAAGGTTCTGTCTTGGCTGGAATTAATAAATTGAAGGAATATAAAGTGTTCTATACACGAAGAAGTAAAAACATTGCCACAGAGGTAAAAAATTATCAATGGATAATGCAGAACGGAGAAAGTACCAATACTCCAATCGATAACTTTAACCATTGTTTAGATGCGGTTCGGTGTGCTTTTTTTACAAGATTCGGTAAGGAACGTAAATGGTACGTCATATAAATGGGATTATTCGATTTTTTCAAGGCTAAACAGCCACAGCAACCTATCATGGTGCGAAAAGGTATTGACCCTGCTTATGCTCAAATGATTTTTAATCAGTTAGGCAAAGCTCCATTAATGGGTGAGGATACATTCGAAACTTATGTAGAGAAGGGGTATCAGTATAATGCTGACATCTACTCTGTAATAAATTTGATAACAAGAAAGGCTGCAACTGCCCCTCCTGTTCTATATGAGGTAAAAGATGACAGGGCTTTTCAAAAATATAAGGCGTTTACGTCTAATATATCTAAATCATCTGATGTTGCTGAGGCACTTCACCTAAGAACTAAAGCTCTTGAGGAAGTTGAAAGTAGTCATCCGATAATACAAACTCTATTAAACCCTAATGAGCTTCAGTCTTATTATGAGTTTATGGATAACTATTATGGGTTTAAATTAATTACTGGTAACTCGTATATGTACGGTGTTGGTGCAAGTAGTGGACTTAACGCCGGTAAATTCAAACAACTTTACATATTACCAGCCCATTTAGTTAGAATTTTAAGTAATGGTCGCTATGATCCTGTTAGTGGTTACACTTTAACTACTAAATACGATAGTCAAGACTTACCTGCTGAAAAGGTAATGCACTCTAAATATTGGAATCCAGATTATTCTACCGAAGGTTCTCACCTTTACGGACAATCTCCACTTCGTGCTGCTTTGCGTGTTATGCAACAATCTAATGATGCACAGACTGCAAGTATGAAGTTATTTCAAAATACAGGGGCTATGGGTATCCTATATGATAATAGTGAGGATGGGATTACTCCTGAACAAGCCTACGAGCTTCAACGCAAGTGGCAAACTGAAAATAGTGGCCCTGACAACTCAGGTAAGATAATTGTAACGTCTGCAAAGATTGGATGGCAACAATTAGGTCTTTCTCCAGTTGACTTGGCTATTATTGACTCACAAAAAATGAATCTTCGTCAAATATGTAATGTTTACAAGGTAAACTCGGCATTACTGAATGACCCTGATAATAAGACATACAATAACATGTACGAGGCCCGTAAAGCCTTGATTAGCGACGCTATTTTACCTGAGCTTACGTCAGCTCGCTCCGACTTGAATAAATGGCTTGTAGAGCCTTATAAGAAGTCTGAGGGTAAAGATTATTACCTGGATTTTGATTTAAGCGTATTCCCTGAGCTGCAAGAAGACAAGAAAGAACAGATACAGTATCTTGAACGTGCTTGGTGGCTTACGCCTAATCAAAAACTTGAAGAAATGGGCTATGGTAGAAATCCTGACCCACTAATGGATAGTATTTACGTTAGTATTCAGGTTACCCCTATTGACAAAATGAATTTAGATCCTGTTGAACAAGCTGCTGGTATCGCTGCCGTAGAAGCTGAATATGCTAAATCTCAAAAGTCAAGCAATCCTATTCAGGATGAAAAACCTATGGCTCAGTTTGAGTCTATGGCTGCTGCACATAACAAGAAGTATCCGAAGAATAAAGTAACGGTTGCTAAGTTAGATGAAGTATTTAAAACTGGTCTTCGTGTATTTAAGGAACAAAACTTAAAAGGTAACGAAAACGCATTTGCAATGAGCTTTGTTGCAAGATTTTTAAAAGCTTTAGCTAAAAGAGTATCTGAAAAGGCTGAATCATACAACGATTATCCACAGGCAGCTACCAATAACGCAAAAAGAGCTTTGGCTTATGCTGAAAAGAACGGTTGGGGCGATTGTGGTACTCCAGTTGGAAAGCAAAGAGCTAACCAATTAGCAAATAGAGAATCTATCTCAAGAGATACTATTGCAAGAATGGCAAGTTTTAAAAGACACCAACAACATAAAGACGTTCCATACGAAGAAGGATGTGGTGGATTGATGTGGGATTGTTGGGGTGGAACAGCAGGAATTGAATGGGCTATTAACAAATTGAAACAAATAGACAAATAGATATGTTACTATACAAAAATTTAAGCCAAGGGATTACCGATGTAGATACCAAAAAAGGTATTGTTACGGGTTACTTCTCTTCTTTTGACAATATGGATAGTGATGGTGATGTTATCCGCAAGGGTGCTTTTGCTAAAACTATTAATGAAAATTTCCAACGTGTTCGACACTTATTAGATCACGATGCTACTAAATCGGTAGGTAAAATCTTAACACTAGAAGAAAATAACAAAGGTCTTTATTATGAAAGTAAGGCTGGTCGTCATACTTTAGGTCGTGATTTCTTACTTATGGTAGAGGATGGTCTTATTAGTGAGCATTCAATTGGATTTGTTACTATTAAACAGAAAAAACAAGGCCACTATAACGAAATCTCTGAGGTTAAGTTATAT